ACAGCAACACCCCCTTTAAAAGGGCCAAACTCAAAAGGCTTGAATATTAAGACTAAACAAGCTACAAACATAACAGCGGAGAAATTAAATGGCAGAAATAGACAAGATATTACCAAACGTTTCACAAGACGTAAATCTACCTAGTGCTTCTAAAGTTGCTTTAGAACAGCAACAACAAATGGCTGAACAAATGAAACAGCCATCAGAATTACAACCCAATGAAGATGGTAGTGTTGATGTGAATTTGGGTCCTGAAAATTTACAGGTTGGACCGGATCAAGGTCACTTTTCGAATTTAGCAGAAATGCTACCGGATGATGTTTTAGATCCGTTAGGCAATGAGCTTTACAACAATTATACCGATTACAAAACATCCAGAAAAGATTGGGAACGATCTTATACATCAGGATTAGATTTACTAGGATTTGATTATGCTGACAGAACAGAACCCTTCAAAGGCGCATCAGGTGCCACGCATCCTGTACTTGCCGAAGCGGTAACACAGTTTCAATCGTTAGCTTATAAAGAATTATTACCATCAGGCGGACCCGTACGAACACAAATTATTGGAATGCCAACACCACAAAAAGAATCACAGTCACAACGTGTTAAAGATTACATGAATTTTCAAATCATGGATCAGATGAAAGAATACGAAGCAGAATTTGATCAAATGTTATTTTATTTACCTCTTGCAGGATCAGCATTTAAAAAAGTTTATTATGATGACATTATGCAAAGAGCCGTATCCAAGTTTGTTCCCGCAGATGATTTAGTAGTTCCTTATACTGCAACTTCACTGGACGATTGCGAGTCCATCATTCATGTGATTCGTATGACGGAAAATGATTTAAGAAAACAACAAGTCGGTGGTTTTTATAGAGATTTAGAACTTAACCCTTCTTACATACAAGAAACAGATTCACAGAGAAAAGAAAGAGAACTTGAAGGAGCAACCAAAGGTCGAGACGATCGTATGTTTACGATTTTTGAATGCCACGTGAATTTAGATTTAGAAGGATTTGAAGATCAAGGACAAGACGGACAGCCTACAGGAATTAAGTTGCCTTATGTTGTAACGTTAGAAGAAGGCACAAGAAAAGTATTATCCATTCGTAGAAACTATGAAATGAACGATCCTAAAAAAGATAAAATTGAATACTTTGTTCATTTTAAATTTTTACCAGGATTAGGTTTTTATGGCTTTGGTTTAATTCACATGATTGGTGGATTATCAAGAACAGCAACTGCTGCACTTAGACAATTGTTAGATGCAGGAACGTTATCAAATTTACCCGCAGGATTTAAAATGCGTGGTATTAAAATGAGAGATGAAGCACAAGCGATACAGCCTGGAGAATTCAGAGATGTAGATGCACCTGGAGGTAATCTAAGAGATGCCTTTATGACGCTTCCTTTTAAAGAACCTTCTCAAACACTATTGTCCCTTATGGGTGTTGTGGTATCAGCAGGACAAAGATTCGCATCTATTGCGGACTTACAAGTTGGTGATGGAAATCAACAAGCAGCAGTGGGTACAACCGTTGCGCTTTTAGAAAGAGGTTCAAGAACCATGTCAGCGATTCATAAAAGAATCTATGCTGCCATGAAAAGAGAATTTAATTTATTATCAAGAGTGTTCAAACTTTATCTACCGCCCGTATATCCATACGATGTTGCCGGAGGACAGAGACAAATTATGAAAACTGACTTTGACGACCGCGTAGATATTCTGCCAGTTGCCGATCCTAATATCTTTTCACAGACACAGCGTATCTCCCTTGCGCAGACGGAATTGCAATTGGCAGCCTCAAATCCAAAAATGCACAACCAGTATGAAGTGTATAGAAATATGTATGAAGCTTTAGGTGTTAAAGATGTGGATTTAATTTTAAAAAAACCGCCTAAACCGATGCCAAAAGATCCAGCACTAGAACACATTGATGCTTTAGGAGCAGTGCCTTTTAAAGCGTATCCTGGTCAAGATCACCAAGCGCATATAACAGCTCACTTAAATTTCATGGCAACCAATATGGTTAGAAATAATCCTATGGTTACAGCTTCTATAGAAAAGAATTGCTTGGAGCACATTAGCTTAATGGCACAAGAACAAGTAGAATTAGAATTTAGAGAAGAAATGCAACAGATGCAGCAGCATCAAATGGGAATGCAACAAAACCCACAAATGCAAGCTGCAGCACAATCTCCTCAGATGCAACAGATGCACGCGCAGATGCAACAGACACAACAAAAGATTGATGCAAGAAAAGCGGTATTGATTGCAGAAATGATGGAAGACTTTATGAAGGAAGAGAAGAAAATTACATCTCAGTTTGATAATGATCCAATTGCTAAATTAAGATCAAGAGAACTTGACATTAGAGCCATGGATAATGAAGCTAAAAGAAATGAATCTCAAGAGAGATTAAATCTTGAAAATATGAAGGCGATGATGAATCAAGAAACTCAAGAGACTAAAATTGACCAGAACGAAGAACTGGCTGAACTGAGAGCTGATACATCAATTGAGAAACAAGAAATGGCAAATGCAAATAGAATTAAGATTGCTAAAATGAAACCAAAACCTAATGGAAGAACATAATGGCTTGGTTTGGATTAGCTAAAATAGCATTACAAGCGGGAAGTAAAATTTATTCTAACCGCCAAAGAACTAGAATGGCAATGTCTGATGCACAGTTAATGCATGCACAGAAGATGGCCAGCGGTGAGGAATCTTACCAAGGCAAATTGCTAGAAGCGCGGCAAAACGATTATAAGGACGAAATCGTTCTTTGCATTTTAACGCTTCCAATAATAATCCTTGCCTGGGGAGTCTGGACAGACGATCCGGCGGCCATGGACAAGATAAAGATCTTTTTTGATCATTTTTCGGCACTGCCAAAATGGTTTACCAATTTATGGATACTTGTATGTGCCAGCATATTTGGTATAAAGGGAACACAAATATTTAGAGGAGGAAAAAAATAATGTCTAATTATTGGAAAGCACAAAAACGTGAAGGTGTAAAAGAAATCTTTCCATCTATGGCAACAGTACAAAAACCTGGTGGAGGAAGATTTATTAAACCGGGTTCATTAAAAGGTCAAAAGACAGTTAGCCAAGTTAAACTTGATGCAGCAAAAGCAAAATTAGAAGCAGCTAAATTTAATTTAAAACAAACATTTACAAAATCGGATAAAGCTTTAAGTAAACTTAAAACAACAGTAAAAAAACAAAAGAAAATATTGGAGGAATAATGGTAAACCCTAGGTGGCGACCTGAAATCGCAAATTCAAGAGTACCTTTAAAAGGTCCTTCTAACATTACAAAAACAGTTAAACCCACACTTCCTCCAGCTGAAGAGTATATTGGATCATATATTGAAGGTGATTTGGGTGGTGTTAAAGTATCAAATAAGAGTTCTAAGAAATATTATAAAGGAATGATTTAGTGGATCCATTAGTCATCGTTGCTAAGTTACAAAAAATTCTACAAGATAATCTTCAAAGAATTGGTGACACTATGATTAGTGGAGCTGTTGACAATATGGAGAAATATCAGTATATGTTAGGACAGGCACGTACTTATCAGTACATGCTACAGGAAATCTCTAACCTGCTAAAACAGAAGGAGCAAAAAGATGAACAAGGAAACGTTATCGACATCGGACAAGGAACTCCCAAAACATAAAAATGCTTTGGAAGAAAAGTATAAGAGTCACGTAGAAAAAGAACCTTTAAATCCCGAAAATATTAAAGAACAAAAATCCCTGTTGCCTGAGCCTAGCGGCTGGCGACTTTTAGTTTTACCCTTTACACCAAAGGAAAAAACTAAAGGCGGAATTTTAATCGCACAAGAATCATTAGACAAATTACGTATCGCTACTAATTGCGGTTATGTACTCAAGATGGGTCCGTTGGCTTATCATGATAAAGAAAAGTTTCCAACGGGACCGTGGTGCAAAACAGGACAGTGGGTCATATTTGCACGCTACGCAGGATCACGATTACCCATAGAAGGTGGAGAAGTTCGTATATTAAATGACGACGAAGTTTTAGGAACGATACAAAATCCTGAAGCGGTACTTCACCATAATTAATCATAGGAGAAACTATGCCAGACGAAGAAAAAACAGTAGACATTGATACAACCGGTCCGGGAGCCGTGGTCGATGTTTCGGAAGACAAGAAACTTGAAGAGGTTGTCGAGACGGTTGAACCCGTTATCGAAGAAATAAAAGAAGAAGTAAAAGAAGAAGAAAAAGTAGAAGAGAAAAAAGAACCAGAGACCACGGACCAGGAAACAAAAGAAGAAAAACCAAAAGAAGAATTAGAACAATACAGTGAAGGTGTTCAGAAAAGAATTTCTAAGCTAACTAAAAAGTGGAGAGAAGCGGAAAGACAAAAAGAAGCCGCAGTCGAATTCGCTCGAGGTGGCCAAGCAGAACTTTCTGAACTTCGAACGAGACTTACCAGACTTGAACCGAATTATGTAAAAGCCATTGAGAACAGAGTGACCTCTGGTCTTGAAGCCGCTAAAGCAAAACTAACAACAGCAAGAGAAGCTGGAGATATCAACTCAGAAGTTGATGCTCAAAGAGATATTGCTAAGCTAACGGTTGAAGAAACAAGATTGAATGCTTTGAAAGAACGTCAATCTGAAGACAAAGAACGAACTGTAAAAACACCTACTTTAGATCAAAGGCTGCAGGGGCAAACACCTCCTCCAGATCCGAGAGCTGAAGACTGGGCGTCAAAAAACGATTGGTTTGGTAAAGACAATGCCATGACTTATACGGCTTTTGACTTACATAAGAAATTAACCGAGCAAGAGGGGTTTGACCCTAATTCTCCCGAATATTATGCGGAAATAGATAAAAGAATAAGAGTTGACTTTCCACATAAATTTGGTAATAATACGTCTCAGGAATCGACTAA